GTATGCCAACTCTTTTTGCAACCTTTGGATCATGGGCGGCAGCTTCAAATAATTTATGTTGTTGTTCGTTGTAAGGCATCTTTGGCTTTCTGGAGTAATTTGGGTATATCTGTAGATTTTTTGGTAGTATCACCATCTCTAATACATTCAGGGCAAGTAGGGTAGCCGGTGTAGTCGTAGACATCACCGCAATCCTGGCATACTGTAATTTTCACTTGGTTTCCTGAGTTATAGATATAAAAAAAGCCCACGTTTTAAGCGGGCTTATGTGAAAGTAATAGATACAATTCTCCCACAACTGCGATTATATCAAAACTGACTATGCTTGTGTATTATTTATGCGATTTTGTGCTATATCCATATATTCTTTAGATACTTCCATGCCGATAAAGTTCCTTTGTAATTGTTTGGCTATTTTACCTGTCGTTCCACTACCCAAAAATGGATCAAATACAAGATCATTTTCATTGCTCCATGTAATAATATGGTTGTATGCTAATTTTTCTGGAAATATAGCCGAATGTTGATACGCTTCTTTATCTTTAGTAGATTTCATATAACCACAATCAATTTTCCATACATTTAATTCAATGGTTGTTGTTTTGCTAGTATCTATTTGTTCATTGTAAACAAAACTACCATCTGCTTGTCTAAATGATGATTTGCTTTTTCTTTTATAAATTGAATTAGGGCTTTTATCCCTTTGTATACCATTAAATGTTTTAGGTGTTCCCTTGCTTAATATAAACATATATTCAAAAGCATTTTGATATCTTTTTGTTTTGGGAAATGTTGGCGCAAAAGAACCTTTTTGATAAATCATTGTGTCATGTAAATTAAAACCAATATCTTTAAAATACAATGCCTGCTTAAATGATGTGCCGCTTTCGCTACCATTTATTGTAGCGTCACCTACTACCCATACAATTACACCACCTTCTTTAGTAATGCGATATAACTCTTTTGCTATGCCTTCAAAGTCAAATGTAAATCCATTGTATGTTCTTAGATTATCATAAGGTGGGCTAGTAACAGTTAAATCTATATGATCGTTAGGCAATTGTTTCATTAACTCTAAGCAATCACCATGCAACAAACTAAGCATTTATACGTTTACCGCCAATGGTTAAAAGATTGTCCATAGCAAGCTCTAACTTGAACTCATAGGCAAATGGCTTCCTAGTCTTTAAAAAGCGTGTGTAGATAGCTTCCTGTTGTTCCTTGGGTAGTGAATGAATGATACTGTCAATCGTATGTACGTTCTTTAAGTCTTGAGCTGATACCATATCTTCAAAAGCATCTGCTGTAGACTCACCACCTGAACTCATGCCTATGCTTTTCTTTGGAAATCCTAGCTTATGACTGTCATGTGCCTTCATATACAAAGCCCAGTCCTCGCATATACATAATAATCTATCCGTTGTTAGCATTTATTTCCTTTATAGCTTGTTGCCATATACCATTGCTATAAGCCCATCTTGCTATTTCTCTAGGCTCTAATGTATGGCCATAGTCATCAAACCATTTATCTATAAATTCCCATTCTTGTTTAGTTTCCATGTTTTACTTGTTCCTCTATGAGCCTGGCAAATCTTATCATGCGTTCTACGCTAACTGGCTCGTAACCTGTTGGAAATACTTTTTTGTATATAGCAATAATATCTTCTTGCGTCATGTTCCTATTTTAACTCCTTCGCCTACTATGGAACTACCATGAAATGAATCTTGATCTGGGTTAAATCTTAAATTATGTTTTGCATCTTTTTCGTTATAAACTTGTGAACCTTTTATTTGATCTTCTGTAAACTTTACTTCATGGCCAAATATAGATTGTAATGGATGCGGTTTAGGTTTGAGATAATATGTAATGTCATTTATTTTGTATGATGTAAGATGATCTTCATTTCTAAGCCTATACATAACCCATTTAATACGATTGTAATGCACGCCTAATTTTAAAGACATATCCTGGCAAGTCATTTTATCCTCGCCTATTGTTTCCATTACTGCATCTTTGTATTGGTAGTAATACTGCTCTGATTGAAATTTCAACTTACATCTTTCACTTTACAATGCCATTTATTTGTTTTTGCATCCAAATGCCAGCCATGTACATGAATCATAATATCGGCATCACGCACTTTACCTACATTTTCATGATTAGCTATTTTTTTAACTCTAGCACTCATGTTAGATGCTGTAGTTGTTTGAACGCATAATCTTTGTCCAGGTTTTAAAGCTATAATATCCCCAAATCCCCAAAGGTCTTGACGTATTTTTGCATAATAATTGTAGTGTTCAGTAATCCAACAAAACCATCCATCCTCTCGTAACATAGCCAAGCTCAACTGCGTAGGGCTAATCTTCGCCAAATTGTTCTCCATTAGGTTTAGATATGCCATCCTTAAAACGCTTTTCTACTTCGCCTGTAGATGAGTTTAATTCATACTCTGCAAAATATTGATCTGCTGTTTCTTGTAAATCTTTAAATGCTTCTTTGCGTCTAAATATACGATCAAAATTAGCTTCAAATTCTTTACTGTTCATGCGTGATTGTAATAGATCACCTGTGATTGGGTTTTTATCTGCCATGATTACTCCTCGTTACAAGAATTAACAATATAAACACAAGCTGCTTCAAATGCCACAAAGATTACTGCAAAAGGTAAAAATAATATACCTATGATACCTACTAAATATTTCATTTTACTTCCAAATGATTGTTTTCAAATAACCAGCCTATAGTGCGCCTGTGAGCTTCTTCCCATAATGCTATACGTTCTTCACGACTTAACTCATTACTACTATCCATCATAACATGGTGTTTATGACAGCAGTAACTTATGCGAAAATCGTGACTTTTAATTCCAGTGCCTTTTTTATCACGCAATTGGTTACTATGACATGCTACCACAGTTCCGTCATTACTGCCACACAAAACGCATGGTGCATCTTTAGCTAATTTTAATAGTTTAGGGTTTCTATAATTCATAGATCCCATTCCCACCCCATAGTTTGCGCCCAGATTTCTACCTGGTGCTGATATTCTGACATAGCCTGAGTATCAAGCTTTGTCGTAGACTTTACCAATTCTACTGGCATACCAGCGATTTCTGTTTGGTATCTAAGAAACTTAAATCCCATAAGATCATGGATTTTGTCTTTTTCAATGCCAAGATGATTACCAATGCTTGTATACAGTTCCCACAGGCGTAAATTTTGTTCCAAACTTCTGTTAGCTTTTGCTTCAACTACAGTAACACGCCAATGCTTAGACCAATCAAGTGATCTTAATTTTGTAACTAGATTTGCTAGGTTGTCTTTTGTTAAATTCCATTTCAGCACGATCATATCCTTTACTTTTAAATGTTCTGCCATCTTTCATGACAGCTTTGTAAGTCATAGTGGGATCAAATTTTAGTACAGCTTTGATAAACTTATTTGCATCATTGTCATCACTCATGGTGACTCCTTGTATCGTAATCCTTTAGCATCAAACCAAAAGTTAAAACTACCTTCCCATTGTGCGTTTCTCTGCTTCTGAACAAACACCTTTGCATCAGGAATAATTCTAAGTTCTTCTGGTGGTATTTTTCCTTCTTCAATAAGTTTTTCTTTAGCACGATTTCTCCAAACACAAATAATATTATCGCATAAGTTTCTAATATGAGAACTACCCATAATGTTTGTAGCATCTGGTATTTCTGATTCGTCTTTTAATTTTCTTGTATGTGCAACTAAAAAAATTGCCACTTGTAAATCTCTAGCTACAACTGCTAATTTATCTACAAATAGTTTTTGTTTTTCTAAAGATTCTTCGGATATGTCTGACATTTTCATAAGACTATCAATTACGAATACTTCTACACCAAGAATATGTTTGCCATAATACAATGTAGCTATCATATCTTCGGATGTTGTTGTTCCTAACTGATCGTAAATGAATAAGTCTTTAGCTCTCTCACAAAACTTTCTAATATAATCATCTGTAGGTTCTGATGATCCTAATGTTTGTGTAATCATTCTAGCTAATGTTAATACTGGTCGCATTTCTAAAGACGCTATTAAACATTTTGTTTTTTGTTTCATCATAGATAAAACAACTTGTGAAAGCCAGAGACTTTTTCCATGGCCTGAGACGCCGGTCAAAATATTTACTTCCGACATACGAACACGAAATTTATCTTCCGTTTTAACCCAGCCCAACGATTTACCACTATAAATCTCCTCACCAAAATAGCGTACCAAATCATTAGAAAATAAATCCACAGTTTTAACTTTAAATTCCGCATGACTATACTCATCCTTATAGAATTGTTGAACTGCTGCTTGGCTTACTGTTAGCTTGTCAATAACTTCGCCAAGGTTCATACACCACCTTCCCAAACTTTTTTAGTTTTAACAGCTTCTTCCACAGGATCGTTCCATCTTGATTGATTAATATAAGTTGTAGTGGCTGGCACATAACCTTCTTTCCATGACTTAGTATCTTTCATTTTTTTGATATGGTCAAGTATTTCATCTTTAATCTCATATAATTTTCTACTACGCCACTTTTCTGCACATTTAGTTTTAGATATTTTACGAGTGGGATATAATTCCCAAAATTCTAAAAACGATTTGTGCGATAGCACATATATATCTTTATCTCTATCTATATCTCTATCTCTATCTAGTATAGACTTTGTATAGTCACACTCTATTATCCACTTACTCAATGATTTTATTACAGAATTTATAAATTCTATAGGGTATCTTAACCGNTAAGCAATNGCCTGATCTTCAGGTAAATAACCATCATATTGACTAGCTAAACACCATAATTTGATTAAAATAGCTTGTTGATCGTGAGTCATTGCATTAAATTCAAAATCTTCTAA